CCCCTTGGCCGATAACGTTGTGATTACCGCGGGGTCGGGGACGACTATCGCGACGGACGATGTTGGCTCCGGCGTTCAGGTCCAGCGCGTCAAACCCGTGTGGGGTGCGGATGGAACAGGCACGGATACGCAGGTTGCCCAGCCGCTACCGGTTCAAGGGACGGTTGAGACATCCCAGATGTCGAATGTCGGAACAATCGTCACGCCGAAGTTTGCCAGCATCAGCGTATCCAGTTCCGGCGATAACAGCATTGTGGCCGCGGTGACGAGTAAAAAAATCCGCGTGCTGTCATACGTAATCGTGGGAGATGGCGCGGTTGCAGCCAAATTCAGGAACGGCACGACGGATCTGATGGGCGCCGCTTCTCTCGGCGCCAATGGTGGTATAGCTGCGCCCTTCAATCCCGCAGGGCACTTTGAAACCTCAGTGACTACTGCTTTGAACCTCAACCTCGCAAGCGCCGTGGGCGTACGCGGGCATCTGACCTACGTGGAGATTTGATATGCCCGCATCGACCTATCTCGCGAACAAGATCGCGAACCACATCTATCGGAATACGGCCTACACCAGCCCGACCACGGTGTATGCGGCGCTCTTCACCTCGACTGCATCCCTTGCGGAGATCAAGGCGGGCACCCTCACCAATGAGGTGACAGGTGGCTCCTATGCCCGCGTTGCGTTGACGTTCGGCGCGCCCACGGATGGGGACGGGTCTGCGACCACGACGACCTTTACCCAGGCCACTGCGGGGTGGGGTGTGGTGCGCTATGTCGCCGTCATGGATGCGAGCACCTCGGGGAACGTGCTGACCTACGCGCAGCTGAGTTCAGATGTGACGATCAATTCGGGCAACACGTTCCAGTTCAATTCTGGAGCGATGGCGGAGACCGTTGACTAGTGTTTGAGAACTTGCAGCTATGCGGCTCAAATGCTTCAAGTGCGACTCGTTCGATATCGTTGAAGTGGGGCTAGACTGATGCTGCTGCTCCTCAAATCGCCCGCCAGTGGTGCTGCGGCCGCCAGTCTTGGACTCACGCTCGGGTTGTCCGCTATCGCCGGCACAACGGCCAATCTGGGAATTACGCTCGGCCTGACGCCCCCGGAGTCGATTGAGCTCAATGTCTTCGTCACGCCCGACATCAAATTCGGGGTGAGCGCGATCTCGAGCGGCTTTCTTACGCGCAGCGCCACGCTCGATACGCAGCTGAATCTGCTCCCGGTGGGGGGCTATGGCGCCAGTCCCACAATGACGCTCCTGATGGGCCTCTCCGGCACCGTGGGGAGCTTCCTGCAGGCCAATGCCACCCCGGGCATTACCTGTGGGCTGACAGCAAATCCTGCTTCACCGGGCGCTGCAACCCTCGACACAGTGCTGACGATCAGCGGCGCGCCCACGGTCTCAGGCGGAACGGTCACACCGACTGCCGTACTCACTCATACGCTGGGACTCTCCGCCGCGCTCACAGGCTTGGGCTTCGCGACGACCGATATTCTGATGGACCTGACGGGCACGCCGATCGCGAAGGTTCCGAACCTCGCCACGAACATGCGTCTGAGCTTTGAAGCGGACGAGATCCGTCTGATCTTCCGGAGAGGCTAAATGGTCCCTACGCTCAACGAGGGATCCCGGTGCTTCGTGAAGGCGAAGTTCCTGGATCGCACCGGCACGCCTCAGATCCCCACGAGCCTGGATTACCGCATCGATTGCGAGACCACCGGACAGACTATCCGAGATTGGACGTCAATGACGCCCGCCTCGGTGGTGGACATCACCATCGATGCCACGCTGAACCTGATCCTGTTCCGCAACAACCCCATCGAGCGCAAGGTTGTGACGGTCAGGGCGAATGCGGACCCGCCGGAAAGCGCGTTCACGGACGTGCAGAGGTTCGACCTGATCAATCTGCAGGGCGTGTGATGGCTGCCAGAAAGACGATTTGGACGCCTGATGTCGTACGGGCCCGGATCAAAACGAGTCAGCTCGTGAATCGCCTTCAGGATCATGTATATGGCAAGGTCGAGTTGAGCGCCACTCAAGTGCGCGCCGCTGAGATCTTACTTGCCCGCGCCTTGCCCACTCTCACCCAGACCGATTTGACCGTGGATGGACAGCTTGGCACCTACGACGTCTCGGACAAGCCGCTTACCGCGGAACAATGGGCAGCCCAAGCCGAGGATTACGTGGGCGCCGCAGCCGGGGCCGCAAAAGCTTCTAATTGATTGCCCGCTGGGGGAGATCTTCTTCGGTGGAGCGCGGGGCGGGGGCAAGACCGATGGGGTGCTGGGCAAGTTCGCACTGAAGGCTAAGCGCTACGGCAAACATTTCAATGCGGTGTTCTTCCGCAAGGAGATGCCGCAGCAGGACGATCTGATTGAGCGCGCGAAGGAGATTTACCTGCCGCTGCGGGCCTCCTATAGCGAGCAGAAGAAGCTATTTCAGATGCCAAGGGGCGGGCGTATCCGTTTTCGGCCGCTGGAGACGATTCAGGATGCGGAGAAATATCAGGGACAGAGCCTGACTGATGCCGCGGTAGAGGAAGCAGGCAACTACGAATCTCCCGCGCCTATCGACCGGCTGAACGGGGTGCTGCGCAGCGCCAAGGGCGTTCCCACACAGTTGCTGCTTACGGGTAATCCCGGTGGGGCGGGACAGGGCTGGATACGGCAGCGATATGTGGATCCGGCCCCGTTGGGATTGAAGATCCTCACCCGCGTGCTGCCCAACGGCAAAGCCCATCGATACGTCTATATCCCCAGCAAAGTCGCCAATAACCAGATCCTGCTGAGGAATGACCCGGACTACATCAATCGCCTCTACCTGGTGGGTAGCCCGCAGTTGGTGCAAGCGTGGCTTGAGGGCGATTGGGATTCGATTGAAGGCGCGTTCTTTCCTGAATTCTCGGTGGCCAGGCATGTGGTAGCGCCGATCGTGCTACCAGCCCATTGGACGCGGTTTCGATCCAAGGACTGGGGATCGGCCAAGCCCTTCAGCGTCGGTTGGTATGCGGTCTCAGACGGCGAGCTGCCGCAGTTCCCGCGCGGGGCGCTCATCAAGTATCGCGAGTGGTACGGCATGAAGCCGGAACAGCCCAACGTGGGATTGAAGATGACCGCCGAACGGGTAGGCGCTGGCATTCGCGAGCGCGAGAAGGACGAGAAGATTGCCTACGGCGTGATTGATCCGTCGTGCTTCATCGAAGATGGCGGACCCACGATCGCCTCCATGATGACGCCGACGATCTGGCGGCCCGCAGATAACAAGCGCGTGCCGGGCTGGGACCAGATTCGCGGGCGGCTGACGGGAGAGGGCGGCAAGCCAATGCTGTACTTCTTCAGCACCTGCATTCACACGATCCGCACCCTTCCCATGCTACCGCATGATCCGGGGAAGGCTGAGGACGTGGACACGGACGCTGAGGATCACGCGGGGGATGAGACCCGCTACGCCTGCATGTCCCGTCCGTGGGTCAGTGGCAAGGGGCCACAGCCCGCCGAAGGCCGCGACAGCTACAGCAAGCTCTTTGACGAACCCGACACGAGCGAGTGGAAGACTGCCTGATATGCACGGTTATGCGAATAAATGCGCACTGGCTGGGTCTCAAGCCCGCAATCCGTGCATGGATATGCGCATAGATGGCTAAGCGGAAGGCCAAGGCTCCCGATATCGCCGCGCAGGATGTGGCCGGCGATCCGATCGAAGGTGATCAGCAACTCGCCTACTTCGTGCATCAGTTCAACTGGAGCGCGGACACGAGCCGGGATGCGCGGCGCGCGGCGGAGATCTACCGCGACTACTTCGACAACAAGCAGTGGTCGAGCACGGAAGAGGAAAAGCTCAAAGCCCGCGGTCAGCCCTGTGTCACGGACAACAAGATCAAAGACAAGCTGGAGTACCTATGGGGATTGGAGCGCAAGACGCGCACCGATCCGAAGGCCCAGCCCCGTACTCCCGCAGATGAATTGGGCGCGGATGGTGTGACCAGTGCGCTCAGGTACGTGGCCGAGTGCAATCACTTCGCGCAGGTGAAATCGAAAGTCTTCGAGAACATGACCATCGAGGGCTTCGGTGGCTGCGAGGTGATCGTTGACACCAAAGCCACCTACGCGAAGACCACCAACAAGAAGATCCTGCAGCGCTACATCCGCTGGGACCGGCTGTACTACGACGGGCATTCGCTCTCCCCGGACTTCAGCGATAGCCGTTACCAAGGGATCGTCAAATGGATGGATCTGGATGAGGCGAAGACGACCTACCCGAAGATGGCCGAAGCGTTCGATCTGTTCACCTCCCAGAGTTTCACGCAGCCGACCGAGACCTACGATGATCGGCCAAGATGGTTCGATCGGGGTCGAAAACGCGTCCAAATTCTGGAGCATTACTACAAAACAGGTTCCACGTGGAACCGGGTAGTATTCACCCGTGTCGGCATCTTGGAAGGCCCTGCGCCGTCCGTGTACATCGATTGTGAGAGTGGAGAGCCGGAGTGTCCGCTCATCCTGCAGAGTCTCTACGTCGATCGGGAGGGAAACCGCTACGGAGTGGTGAAGCGCTACAAGGACCTGCAGGACGAGATCAACAAGCGCCGCAGCAAATCCTTGCATCTGCTGAGCGTCAATCAGGCACTCACCGAGAAAGGCGCGGTCGAGGACAAGGAAGCCGCCCGCAAGGAGCTGGCGCGCCCGGACGGCTTTGTCGAGTACACCCCGGGCATGAAGTTTGAGGTACGCGAGAACGCGGATCTGGCCGAGGGGCAGTTCAAGTTGCTGCAGGAAGCGACCTTGGCACTCTCCGCCACCGGGCCCAATGAAGCGCTCCTCGGCAACACCGGGGATCTATCGGGCCGGGCCAAGCAGCTGGACCAGCAAGGGGGCGCGATTCAGCTCGGCAAGCAGGATGATGCGATCCGCTTCTGGCAAAAGCGCGTGACGATGGCGACGTTCAGCCGCATGAAGCAGTTCTGGACCGCTGAGCAGTACATCCGTGTCACGGAAGGGGAGAAGGTCCAGTTCACTCCGCTGAACTCGACCTATCCGCCGGACCATCCGCATGTCCGTGCCGGTCGTGTGCAGCCGGGGCAACCCATGAACGCGCTCCCAGAGCTCGACATGGACATCATCATCGATGAGGCGCCCGAGGTCGCGACGATACAGCAGGAGGACTTTCAGACTATGGCTTCCCTGGCCGGGGATGCCAAGGTCCCCATTCCTCCCCAGGCTTTGATCTCCGCCTCGAGCCTGTCGAGTGCGAAGAAGAAGGAAATTTTGGATGCCATGAGCGGCAAGCTGCCGGATGGGACCGAGATTCCCCCGCAGGTGCAGGCGATGCTGCAGGAGAAGGAGCAGCAGATCACGCAGATCACGCAGGCCCAGCAGCAGAAAGCTCAAGAGCAGATGCAGACCGAGCAGTCGCTGCAACAGGCCAAGGCCGATGCAATCTTGCAGCAGACCAAGGCTCAGGCCGCGATGGACAAGATCAATGCAGCCCAAGCTGCCTTCGAGGCGCAGTTCGCAGCCCGCCAGCAGGAATTGGACGCGCAGATGACGACGATCAAGGCGCAGATCGCCACGGCGAACGCCAAGGAGATTGAATTAAAGGCCCTGCAGCTGCTAGCCGATCAGAAGTTGACCCAGACCCAGGACGCCGCCAATGCGATTGTCGAGGGCGCGCAGAAGGAAGCGACCATCAGCAGCCTCACCGCAAGACTCGAAGCCCAGCAGGTCGAGCACCAGAAGCAGGTCTCGGATCTGGGCTTGCAGCACAACCAACAACTGCATGGCGAGCGCGAGAAAGCGCGCACCGCGGGCGAGAAGCAGGCCGAAGGGAAGACCAACAGCGCATCGAAGCCTCGCAAGATCACGCTGGAGCGCGATTCCTCCGGCCGGGTGAGCGGCGCGACCGTCAACTGATGGCCATTGCAATTGTTCAGGCTGTCACGACGGATCCGAATCCGAGCAATGTGGGCAATCTGGGTGGCGCGGGGGATACCGGCGGTCAGGGACACGTCTGCATCGCGTCCAGTCTGGGATTTCAGGCGGGCAACTACCTGTTAGCCCTAGGTGGGACAGCCAACTTCGCCGGCACGACTGCCGTGAAGTTCAACGATCCCATCAACGGCGATTGGACCACTCTTGAGCATCTCAACTGCCGCAGCGCTCCGGGCGCAGTGACGGACGGGCTGGACACAATACTGGCATACATGCCCGCAACCGCAGCCATCGCCCCCGGATGGGTGGGTAAGGTCAGTGCGAGCGCGGCGGGACAAGCCACTGTCACAAATTGGGACGGCACGAGTCCGGGGTGGACTACGAACCAGTGGTCAACTGCCGGCGCTACTTGTACAGAGTATGGGACTGGATCGGGGGGCACAGTCACTTCCAACACCGCTAACGTATTGAACTTCAGTGGTGGTCAGACTCCAACCGTCGGAAATCCGATTGTGGTCGGCGGTTTTATCAAGTTCATCAATACCTCAGCCGGAGAGGATTACACCGCTCCGACTGTTGTGGAAGTGAGTGGAGCGAGCGGACTCATCGGACATAGCTCGAATCAGAACACGTTTACTGCGAGCTCTACTGTGTCGACCGGCACGATTGCTGCCTGGTCCGGTACTGGCTTGGCGATCTCCTTCGCCATGGACGACAACGATGATGGCACCAGCCCGTTCAATCCTCTGTCTGCTACCGGTACGGACGACGGAGTGCTATGGAAGTGGAACTTAGCTTCTGCCATCGCGCGAATGCAGCATCAGATCGTCACTGATCCGGGTGCGGCTTACGGAATGAACTTCACGACCCAGACCGGCGATCACCACATGGCGTTTCTTGCGGTATTTCAACAGGCAGCGGCGGGCGCACCAAAACAACTCTTGACCCTAGGACTAGGCTAAATGTCAGCTTCGAACACCTTCGAGAGCGATGTTCTGCTATTGATACTCAACAATACGAACATCGCAAATCTGGGGGATGCAACCGGCGTTCGCGGCTCGACAACGGCCGGCTCGGTGTTCATCGCCCTGCATACCGCTGATCCGGGGGAAGCGGGCAACCAGACGACCTCGGAGGCGACCTATACCGGCTATGCGCGCATGGCTGTAGCCCGGTCCAGCGGCGGCTGGACGATTTCAGGGACAGCCCCAACTCAAGCGGCCAATGCCGCAACAATCACGTTTGGCGCCTGCACGGCCGGGTCTTCGACCTGTACGCATTTCAGCAGCGGCCGCGATACGAGCGGCACGGGTGAGATCCTGCTCTCGGGAGCTTTGACCGCCTCCCTTGCCGTCTCTGCAGGAATCACGCCCAGTTTTGCAATCGGGGCGCTCACGGCGACGTGTGACTGATGCTCTTCTCCCGCACTAAAGCGCTCGTCGGAGTAGGTGATAACTCAACCGATGTCAGCCAACCGTTCAGTCTGGTGGCCGCTGCTACCGCGAATGCGACTCTGATCTGCAATCGCGCCTGCGTCGTGACCTCGATTCACGCAATCAACGTCAACGCAGCGGTGCGATATCTGAAGCTCTATGACACTGCGATGATTCCCACGGCCGGCTCAGGGACACCCGTGAGGCGCTATGGGATACCCGGCGCTACGACGGGCGCGGGATTCATCCTGGCACCGACGGTCCCCTTCGCCTTCTATGCCGGGCTCGGACTCACCCTGACCACTGGGAGCGCGGATTCGGATACCGCAGCCCTCACGGCCGGCGATGTCATTCTCACCCTCGAGTACGTATGAGCGACGCCCAACTACAAGTGGCTCCCGATGGCGCGGGCAAGATGGTCGATATGGACCTCACGTCCACGGCCGCGGGCTCTGCGATCTATCGTCAGCGGGCCGTGCTGGTCGGCGATACCGGCAATGCGTTATGCGAGTTGTTGGCCAACAGCCGGGCTCAGTTGGCGGTCCTGCGCGCGATTCTGGAAACGCTGCAAGCAACCTCCAACGTTCAGATCTCTGAAGAAGACTTCCCCAATCCATAGGATTTCCCATGCCACTGCCCAATTACGTTCAAGTCGGTCCCGCCCTCGGCGCCGATGGAACCCAGATCGCCGCGCGCGGCGGCCGACTTGGCGATTCGATCGTCTCGGAACTGCACGGCCGCTATTACGAGCAAGCGGTGCGCGGTAACCTCTTCGTGGCGCGCGCCGTCGTAACCGCTCCCGTGATCTACAGTACTGCGGCCGGCGCCGGTGGCCCCCTGCTGTGGAACGGTAGCACCAACAAGAACGCAGTCATTCTAGGGATCGGTATCCCGCATACCGTGGTCACCACGGTTGCGGCCGCACTCGGATTGACGGGGGCAGCGGGCCAAGTTTCGGCTCCTACCTCCACGACCGCGATCGACACGACGTCCAATCTCTTCATTGGGGGTGCCGCTTCGGCCTGTACCGCCTACCGGGTCGGCACGCCGACAAACGCCGGTACGTTCTTCTGGCCGCTTGCGCAGGTCCATACCGGTGCGCTGACTGTGGACACCTTCGGCAATGGCTGGATCGATGTCGGCGGAGCCTTGATCGTGCCGCCGCAGTGCTGGTGCTCGATTGCCGCTTCCGCGACTGCGACGACGCTCGTCGGTCAATTCAGTATGGTGTGGGAAGAGGTCAATATCTGACCTTGGGGTAACCCATGTTCATTGACCTGCGGTCGCTGTGGGAAGCCGCGCCGTCGGGTTCGATCTCTGGAACCGCTTCCCTTACGTTCGGACAGACGGCCACTCTCAGTGGTGACGGGGCGCTTGCCGGTACCGATGGGCTCAACTTTGGCCAATCGGGTGCGCTGACCGCTTCAGGCGCCTTGACTGGCGCGGCGAGCCTGACCTTTGGGCCAGCTGGTGCGATTACAGGCGCTGGAGCGCTCAGTAGCTCCGTAACGCTGACGTTCGGTCAGTCCGGAGCGATCATTGGGGCAGGGCTTCTCACCGGCTCCTGCACGCTCGTATTCGATCAGACGGGCACGCTCACTTCCCCGGGAGCGTTGGCCGGCCAAACGGATCTGACATTCGGCCAGAGTGGCGCACTGACGGGCGCTGGAGTTCTGGCGGCCTCGTCTGGCCTGGTTTTCGGACAGACAGGAGCGCTGACAGCCTCCGGTATATTGGCCGGCTCTGCGGCGCTGACATTCGGCGCGAGCGCGACCGCCGATGTGCCCTCGGGCGCGCTGAGCGGTACGACGGCGATTACGCTGGGTACTTCCGGTGCGCTCACCGCGAGCGGGTCGCTGGCCGGCATCGCCTCCATGCTGTTCGATGCGTTTGGAACGCTCGACCAGCCATTCAGCGCGATCACACAGCCCGGGCCGCTCGACTCTCCTCGAATCAGCGAAGGGGCGTTCCGCCGCAAGAAACGCAAACAGCGTGAAGCGCTGGAGCCTGACGAGCCGGTTTTCATACCGCCGGCCAGTCTGCAGATCGCGCCATCACAGGGGATTGTCGATCGCGTACCGAACTTCGAAGCCCTCGCTCAAGCGAGTGGCCGCAGCCTGGCGCAACTCTCCCGCGAGATCGATCAGGAGATCGCCGCGATTATGGAGCGCGAGCAGGAAGCTGATGACGAGGAAGCCCTACTCATGATTCTCACCGCCTTGGAACATATGACATGAGCAAGAAATTCGCCGATACCCGCAATACGCCGGGCTGTCTTGCGGGCGTCACGGGGGTCAATGCCGGTGATGTGCTCGCGACCATCAATCCCGCACTCAACTTCGAACGCTTCTGCATTCACGCCATCGCCAACACGCTGGATGTGCAGGCGACCAATGATGGTACGAATTGGGTGACGGTCGCGGTGCAGGATTTGGCTGCCACGGCATCCACTACCTACGTCACGACGTTGACTGCGGGGAAGCTCGGAATGCTCGTCGGACGATTTGTAGGTGTACGGATTCGTCAATCCGGCGCCTCGGCAGCCAGCGGGAATATTTCCGCCGGCTGAGTTTCTGCCCGCCGCCGGGGCTAACGGGCGTTGATCTGGTCGCCGCAGTCTCGGGCGTTTCGTAAATCCCACGTTAGAGGACATTGCAATGGCTGACTCAATTGAGAGTCTTGTCGGTGATCGTGCGCGTGACGAACAAGGGCGCTTCAAATCGGTGACGCCTGCCGAGCCCGCGAAAGAACCCGCCAAGACGGATGTAACTCCTCCTGAGGTCAAGGCAGTCGATGCCACACCCAAGGATGTAACACCCCCGGTCGTACCGCCCCCAGCGGTTATACCGCCTCCGGTTGAGCCGCCCGAGTTGGTGGGTCTGCGTCAGGGAATGATCGAGGAGCGGCGCAAGCGTCAGGATCTGGAGCGACAGCTTCAGGAACTGAAGCAACCGCCGAAACCTGCGGTTGATCCATGGACAGACTTACCCGTGATCTTGGAAGACCTGGCGCGCGAGAAGTACAAGGATTTCGAGGACGTGATCGGGCATTTCAGTAAAGCAGTAGAGGCCAATCCTGCCCTCGCTGCCCAGATGAATGCCCATCGCTGTGCTCGCGACCATCAATCCCGCACTCAACTTCGAACGCTTCTGCATTCACGCCATCGCCAACACGCTGGATGTGCAGGCGACCA